ATTGAGGCCAGGCAAAGTTGCTGGTGTGGCCATCTCAAGTTGCTTGATGATGGCCTGCTTCTGGGCGTCAATGTCGTCCACGGACAACTTGACTGCATCGGGGATCTTGATGCCCTGGGTTGCATCCACCTTGGCCGCCCCGTTGGAGACAAGGCCCTGAAGGTAGGCGCCACGGGCCTCAGCCTCGCTCTTCTTGAGCTCGTAATCGCGCCCATCGGTGACGCGCTTGTCTGCAAGAAGCTCGCGCTCCTTCAGGCTCATGCCGTGGACGGCCTCCAACGTGCGCCCTGTCATGGTGGTCAGCGGCTTGCCACCGGCATCCACCACCGTGAAGTCGGCCACCTTGCGGCCGTTGCCCAAGTCCAGCACTTGCCACTTGCCCATGGAGCCGTCTCGAATCTTGATCTTGCCGGCCTTGTTGAAACCGTCAACGCCATTGAGTTGGAACAGGCCGACCTTGCCGCTTTCGATGTCGGCCACGCTCGGGGCCGCTTGGAAGTTTTGGTTCACGAAGTCAAGCGCGCCTTCGGACTCGATGGTCTTGGCCAGCGCCTGGCGCTTGAGCTTCATGTCCATGCCGGCCGACTCTTCCTGATCGGCGCGCATGGGGTCCACCGAACGCAGCACACCAAGGCGCCGGGCAGTCTTGGCCTCGGGTGCGTTGGCTGCCGCAGCTGCAGCGTTGGCCTGGTCGGTTTGGTTCTCGCCAAAGGCGTCCTTGCCCACCATGACAGCAGACGGCCCCACCCCATCACCCGGGGCATTGAGCGTTGGGGTGACATCTTGGGATGCCGCATCGATGGCTGACTCTTTGGCGTCTGTGCGCTGCGCCTGCTTGAGTTGCAGTTGGGTGAGTTGGTTTCGCAAGGCGCGCTCTTCCTTGTCCCGCGCGTTTCGCTCGTTCGACTCCATGCCGGAGACGACCCCGCCACCCAGGGCGCCCAAGGCGCCAATTGCTCGTGCGATCGACATCGACGCTCCTTTATGCCGCCATCACGCCACGGCGTGAGGCAATGCTTTTGAATTGATCGGCCAGTTGATCGACCTTCTTGTTCAGGGCGCGAGTGGCCGCCATGGTCTTGCCGTTGAGGGTTACGAGGTCGATGACCTTGCCACCCGGGGCGGCCTTCTCGCCCATCACCTTCTGAACGTCCTGAGCCATGGGGCCGGTGTGTTCCTCAGTGCCCAAGCCAGCGCCCTTCTTGTAGGACCAGCGCTTTTGTGAATCGACCTTGGCCACTTGGGACAAGGCTTCTTCGTCGGAAACGGGTTCGATGTTCTCTTTGAGGTTCTCGTCGGAAAGCATGGGGGCCAGCTTTGCCCCGGCCATTCCAAGCCCAGCAAGCCCGGACATCATGTCGGCCGTCTTGTTGGACTGAAGCTCGATCTGCGCAGCTTGGCCGTACAAGTTACCCGCGCTCTGGTTGCCCTGAATGGCTGTGTTAAATCCTTGTTGCATCACACCCACGCCCGACTGGCTGGCGGCATTGGCTGCATTGGAGTTGCCCACAGCAGAGTTGCCCTGTTGCAGCGCAACACCCGCGCTCGTGGCTTGGTTGCTGGCCAGGTTGCGGCCCAGGTTGGCTGCGTCCATCTTGCGTGCATAACCTTGGAGCTCCACACCCTTGCGCGCCTGGTTGGCGGCCGATGCTGCAGCAGCTGCGCCAGATACGGCCATGGAGCGGTCCAGGGCCTCACTGTTGGCGCTTGCGCTCATCACGCCGCGGGAGGCTTGGCGGGCGGCCAGGGCATCTCGGGCGTTGCCAAGCTGGGTGTTGACATCGGCGACAGCCTGCCCGGCCTCCTGTTCGCGCCGTTCTGCTGTGTCGTAGGTTTGGGAGTCGGCAACAAGGCCTTGCTCCAGGGGCCTGTACGTGTCCTTCTGGTAGTCCCAATAGTCCTTGGTGATGGCGTCTTGCTGCTTCATCGATGCCAGTTGGGCGTCGGAAACAGCATTGGCCCGCGCCTGCGTTTCATCTCGCTGGGGTTGGGTGTCGGCGTAAACCTCTTTGTAAAACTCCAGCGCCTCTTTGGAGAGTTTGGCGTTGTCGAGGGCGGCCTGGTTGAGGCCGTAATTGTCGGGCGCATCACTGCACATGAGGCTGCTCCTTTGGAGGGTAAATCTTCACGAAGCCAGTACTCACCGCCGTGTACCCCATGCGGCGCATCAGGACATCGGCGTTGTTCACGAGCTTGGAATCGGCGCGGATCTCTCGTGCGCCCAGGTGATCGAACAGAACCCGCTCGGCGTAGCGCAGCAAGTTGATGGACAGGAACCCGCCCCGATGCTCTGGCAGGATGAAAAGCGTGTCCTCTTGGGCGAACAAAGTGCCCGTGTGCCGGGAGGTGGCCAGGTACATCCGCAGGTTGCCGACAAGGCGCATCTCGGCGAGCTCTCGCACGGTGAACTGCACCAACCTGCCCTGCTGTTCGGCTTCTGCCATGGCCTCGTAGTCCGGTGCGAATGGCAGGCCGTGGCGGTGCTTTTCCGTCTCAAGCCAGTGAACCCGGTGCAGGGCATCAAGCTCGGGCAGCACTTCACTGAAGCGCTCGGCTGAGATGACGTAATCGCCGTAGGTCAGTGGCTCAAGGGCTGACAGGTCAACCGGCGCCCCAACATTGCAGACGGATGCCTCAACAGCGGCGCACACCTCGGGCGTGAGTGCTTGCCCGATGTGTCGTCCTAACGCTTGGCGAAGCCTTTGGCGAACCTGAGTCATCGCCACATCGTGCCCACCCACCAGATGGGTGCAATGTCAGTGCTCAGGCCTTCAGGCGCGCAGCAATGGCGTTGATGGCCTCAATCACCTCTGCCAGGCTGGCCGTGGGGCTCAGCACGGGGATTTGAGTGGCGCCCTTGTTCTGCCCGGCCAGCTGCGAGAAGTTGTGCCGAATGGCATCCATCTGGCTTTGCTGGGAGGACTGGCCAGAAGGGATGGGGAGCAGTTTGGAATCGCTCATGACTGCCTAAGCTCGCGCATGGAGGTTGCCACCTTGAAGCCACGCACCGAGATGTTGGCCGAAATGGCGTACACGTAGGTGTCGTACTTGAAACCCGAAGGCAAGGTAAATGGGCTTGAGTCAAGCACCTGCTTGGTGAACAGGATGGCTCCATCCTCGCGCAGCATCGTGAACACGACTTGCGGGGTGGATGTGTCACTGATTGGCCTGATGCGCGAAGCGCCAGCAGCCACAACACCAATGGCATCGCAGCCCAAGGCCCCGCCGCTGGCAAAGGCGGTGGCCGTGATCGACTCGTTGAAAGCGATGCCGTCGGCCGACTGGCTGAAAAACGGGTCGTTGAATGCCGCATCAATGCGCGCAACAGCCATGTTCTCTGGCTTGGAAAGCTGAAACAGCTTGCTTTTCCATGAGCCGGTCAGCTTGCCAGCCGTGTCGCTCTGCCAGAGTTGGATGGATGCGCCAGACCCAAGGTACAGGCGGCCATCTGCCTTGGAGACGTGCAGGGCCGAAGGTGTCACATCCAGGGGCTCGATGCCGTCACGCGATGCCAGGTTGAACCGGAGCATGCGCAACCCGCCGCTCTCGGTCTGGTGCGCAGCCACGTAGGCGCCGTCAAAGAAGGCGGCCACGAGGGTTGAGGGCAAGATGGCCCGCCACTCCTGCTCACGAAACACCGCGTCTGAGGCCTTCATCACACTCGATGGTGTGACCACATACAGGCCATCAGCAGCCGGGAAGGCCCCGCCGCCGTCAAACTGAACAATGCCCCGCTTGGAGACGCACACCTCTGTGCCGATCTTGTCGGGGAAGGATGCGGCCCCAGGTTGGGGAACGGACACATAGCGCACGCCGTCTTCGGTCAAGGCGATCACACCACTGCCCGCAGCGATGAGGCCCACACCTTTGGCGGGCTGGGTGTAGCGGTAGCGCACGGGCCAGGAATAGGGTTTGTCGACCTCGGAAAAGCACAGGTCCGACCCATCCCAGCAACACAGGGTGTTGTTGTCCAGGGCTACCAGGCTGTGCCCGTACTTAGGCGGGATGTTCTGCTCGATCTCGGGCAGGTCAATGCTCAGATTCGTGGATGCCACTGTGTCGGTGAATGATGTCGCCGTGGGGTTCGTTACCTCCATGGCTGCACTGCGCCGGTAGGTGGCATCCGTACCGGTGGTGCGGTAAATCAGCCGGGTCATGCCTGTGGTGTTGTGGGCGGCCACGCGCGTCCATGTGCCGGTGGTGGCCGAGCCGCTGGCGCCTGGCAGGTTGATCGTGAACGAGCTCGCCCCCACGCTGGCAAGGCGCTGCACCCCATCGCACACGCCAGTGCCCGCAATGGTCAACTCTTCACCCGCGAACAGGCCAAAGGTGTTGGTGCTGATCGTGACCACGCCCGATGAGACAGCCACGAGGGTGATGGCCGCCGTGTTGGGTGGCGTCAGATCCAAGCCCGAGATCGTCCACGAACCTGAATCGTTGCCGCTGGCGATGGTGGGCCCGCTTGGGCCGGATTCTTCGCCCAGGGCGGTCCTGAAGGTGTACACGTAGGCCCGGCTCACCGTGGTGCCGCCTGCAGCCCCCGCCACCGTGGGCGCCGTCTTGGGCGAAGGCACGCCCAGCACAAACGACTGGAAGGGGTAAGGCCCGCCGCCTGAGATGCTCGCGCTGTAGGTGGACATGCGGGGCTCGCCATCCCCGGTGAAGTAGATCCGCCCCAGGGTGTCCTGTGGAACCGTGCTCTTGGCCACATCCACCACGCGGGGCCATGTGAGCCAATAGGTCGAGTCGCCAAACTTGTAGTGGTAGATCGTCTGGATGCCAGAGGTCAGCGAGGTGTAGATGGTCGAGGCCTTCTTGAAAGGCTCAATCAGACCCCGCGAGGTGTCCACATTCACGCACTCGCTGGCGTACTCAGGCGCCAGATTTCGCCGGTCTTGCCTTGGGGCTTCGGGCTTGAATGAGGTGACGCTGATGGTGGTCATAGCGCGATGTAAACGCGGGTGTACAAGCCTGCAGCCTTGTTTTTCACGCCGCCTGACGTTGGGTTGTCGGTTGTGAAACTGTGGTTGTGGGCACCAGACAGCCCGGTGCCCGAGCCAGCCACAACACCCGGAAGGCTCGGATTTGCACCAGTTCCCTGCGAGCCGCCACCAACAGTCGGGCGGTCATACGAGTGAGCGTGATCACCAGTGCCCTCGGTAGAGCCTGTGTGCGTGTGGTTCAGCACCTGACCCGCCGTACGAGCACCAACCGCAGACGAAACCGCTGCAACAAGCGCCTCACCGTCTTGCAGATCAGGCAGAGGCAGGCGCTTGTTGGCCGCGAAGTCTGCAGCGGCCGAGGCGCCCCGAGTCGTTGGTGCGCCGGCATTGTTTTGGATGGGGGCGATGGTGTTGCTCTTGGTGCGCCAGATGAATGCAAAAAGAGCTTCACAGTCAGCGTTTGCTCTGGCTGTTGCGCCAGATGCTGCGGAGCCAATGGTTTGACCATTGGTTGCAAGCGTTTCTGCTGGCGGCGCATCATCATCGATGAAGACGTATTGACCCGTTACGTACCGCCTCGGAGCACCAGTCAACTGAGAGTAAGGGAAACTTCCCGTGGCTGATTGCTTCTCAGCATCCAACTCTTCAATGGCTGCCTGTACGTTGTTTGACGCAACCCCACCCGCAGGCGTGACGCTGATGGCTGTCGCCGCATGGGCCCCGGTGTTTGCATTTGGGTGCGCGATGCTTGCCACCAGATCGGCCGCAGTGAGCCGCAACTGAACCACAGCACCAGCATTGAACAGACGCGCAGGGAACTTGGCCGAGTCCTCAACCGCCCGAGTCATCACTGTCAGCACTGCTTGGCCGGTGGCCCGCTGCACCTTGATGTACTCAATGTTCCCGGAGGAGTCTTCTACGGCCACCTTGAACCAGTCGGCGCCGGCAGCCACGGGAAACAGGCCCTCATCGGCTGGGTTGATCTGAAGCGCCGCGGATGTCGCTGTGATGGAGGCCGTCAGAACCGATCTGGCGCCGTTTGCGTAGAGTTGGGCCATGCTTGCTCACAGTGTTTGCAAAACCACCCGCTTGCGAGTGGAGGTGTTGCCCTTGACCTTCGCTGACTTCTCGTCAGCGATGGCCTCTTCAAACATCGCGCCACGCGCCACGGCCATGCCTGGGTTGCTGTAGGACTTGCCCACGTGCAGACACAGGCGCTGAATGGCGCCATGCGCGATGGCTTGGCGGTACTGGTCAAAAAGCTCATCGGGCAAGCCGGTGGCTGAGGTCTTGAGGCTCAGCGACAGATCCGCCGTGATCTTCACGTTGTCCTCGGCTGGAGGTGGCGAGACTTCCAACCTCACCCGGTCAGGCGTGGTGATCGAGTTGGGCAGGCCGGTGGTGGCCTCAGTCTTTTCGACAGCCAGGCTTGCGCCGTTGTAGGTGCCCGCATGCAACTTGACGATGCGCGAGTTGCTGGGCAGAACGGGCGTGTAAAAGCCCTCACCCGCAAAGCTCATGATGGCGCCGGCCGTGTACCGCCAGGTGAACGACCGCGCCAAGAAGTCCTCGGCCGCATTGCGCACCTCAGATTCAGCGATCAGGTCAGAGCACCCAGGGCAGTGAGGCAGCACCAAAGGCAGGAATTGATCCCAGGGCTTCATGCTGTCACGTCCTTGCGCTGGTCAGAGGCCTTGGCTGGGCGAGTGGCAAGGTCAGTCGTGGTGCGAACACCCAACTGCTCCTTGAACAAGGCGTAGCTCATGGTGGACAACTCCGCATTGGCGGCGTCTTCAGAGTCGCGCAGGTAGGCCCGGTGCCTCACGTAGGACACGATCGGGCCCTTGTACTGGTCATCGAGCGAGATGTTTGCCGACTCGTTCGCGCAGTCCACGGGCGGGACCGTGAGCACAACCTTCAGACTTGCTGACTCCGTGGCGGGCGGCCACACCTCGAAGTGCTTGGGGTCGCGCGCATCGGATGTCCATGACTTGATGACGTTGGATGGCGCGTCGCTTCGCCAATCGGCGTGGATGCTGTCCAGGTCTTCGCGCTTGACGAATCCGCATGAGCGGCCCGATGTGTTGGCCTTGACATCCAGCAGGCGCAGAGCCGTCGCCGGGATGGGCTGAAGCCAGCCCGCCACCAAGGGAAGATCAACCACACTCACCGATGCGTCAGGGCGGTACAAAAGCACCTCGCGCTGGCCATCGTTGAGCCAGGCTAGCAGATCAGCACGGGACCACCGGACGTTGCCTGCGTCGTGCAGGTCACCAGTGGCGTCGTCAATGATCTGCTTGGCCGTGATGGTCATCTCAGTCCTTCAGGGCCTTGACGATGGCGGTGCGCAGCTTGTCGCCCTTGAGGCGGTCGCCAACGGTCACCTCGGCCACAGCAGCAAACTCCTTGAGTTGCTCGTCGTCGAGTTCGGCCAGGTCCTTGCGCTCACCGTTGGGGCCTTCGACCACAAAAGCGGTCGATGCCACGGGCGCCTCGGTCTTGGTGCCGTACTCCTTGTAGGCTTCCTGGATGCTCAGCAGGCGCTTGATGTGGGCCTCGTCAGTGACTTCGCACACCGAGTGGCCGGCGTCGTTGGCAATGAAGCGGTACACCTCGTCACCGAGTTCGACCACATGGGACTGGCGAACGGTCTTGCCGCCCAGGAGGGTGTCACGGAAGGTCTTGCGCTTGTGGGCTTGAATCAGCATGGTGGTGGTTCCTTTTTTGAGATGGGAAGGTGGTCAAAAAGGGGTGGGTTTGACCCCACCCAAAACCACCGCTGGAGAACTTGCTTGATCAGCCTTCGATCTCGAAGACCACGCGGCCAAACTTGCCGGAGCCGGCATAGGTCGCGGCGGCCGTGGTGACCTTGATGGCGATCTTGCGATCAACCGTCGAATCACCTTCAAAGGCTGCTGCCGTGGTGGGGCGGTAGATGGCGCTGGCTTGGCCGGTGGTCAGGCCGGTGGCCCAGACTTCAGAGCCCAGGTCGGTGCCGCCAGTGTTTTCCACGCCGATGCTGAAAGCAAAGGCAGGAGAGCCGCCCGAATCCACGTCCGGGAAGATGATCTTGTAGTCGAGCACCTTCAGGCCGGCCGGGATGGTGGCCAGTTCGATCAGGTCACCAGAGGCCAGGGCCGTGCTGGGGAATTCGACCACCACAGCCGATCCGCACAGTTCGGCGCTGTCGGGGGTGTACAGGGGGCGCTTGTTCAAAAACGCCGAGGTTTGGTACTTGGCCATGATGGCACTCCTTCAAAGTTCGGTTGAGGCAAGGCAGAAGCAGGCCCGGCACTTGGCCGGGCTCACTCATCAGGCGTTGGGGTCCTTGCAGTAGGTGTCCAGGGCCATCACACCGAAGTCACGGGACACGCTGGAGTCCTTGGACTTGTAGGTGGCCTTCTTGACACCGAAGATTGAGTTGGTGCCGATGGCCACGCTGTTGCCGTGGTCGCGCACTTCCTCGGTCCAGTCAAAGCGCAGGCCGTTGCCGGGCGAGCCGAACGACAGGAACGCACCTTGAGCACCCAGGAACAGGGCGCGGGCTGCGGGCAGGTTGCTCGAAGCGCCGTAGTCGCTGAAGCGCACCACGTTGCGATGCTTGTGCAGCACCACGCCGTTGTACTTGCCTTCGGCGCCCTTGAAGATGGGGTTGGCTTGGCCTTGCGATGCAGCTGCGGCCTTCTGGATGTCCAGCCACTGGCCCGTCGAGGTGTCGGACTTCAGGGCGTCGAACTGGAACGTGTGCATCAGCGCCACGTAAGCCTCTTCGCCGTCCATCTCGCAGGGCAACATGGAGATCTCGTCCGTGCCGTCGCCACCCATGGTTTCGGCCTTGGCCACGGCCTTGTCGATCAGACGCAGGTTCATGAAGTCGTCAGACGCCACCGAAGCCTTCGAGGTCGCATCACCGCCGTACAGCAGATGCTGCGAATCAGGCGCGGCCACCGTGTTGACGCTGAAGAACGGGTTGCCAGCCGACCAGACGTAACCCGTACCGGTGCCGCGGGCGCCAGACAAGTAGATGAACATCAGTTCGTCGAACAGGCGCTTCCACCAGTCGCTGGCGGCCGTCTTGGCATCCTGGCGCAGGTTGCGCAGGGTGCGCTTGCGGGTCATGCGACCACCCAGGTCCACACCGCCGCGCACCTGGTCGATGCGCATCTTGTCGGTGTAGTACTTCAGGGGCTGCTCGCGGCCGTCCAGGGTCTCGTCGCCAACCAGAGGCTCCATGTTCATGGGCATCAGCAGGTCGACCGTGATCTCATCGCCCGCATCGGACTCAAGATCAGAGATCATCTGGATGGGCAAGCGGGAATTCTTGCCTTCGCCCATGAACTTCTTGGTGAAGTACGAGGACTTGTTGACTGCCACTGCAAGAGCGGTTGCCCACTTCTTGACTGCTTGGGGGTCGTTGACCCCAACGATCGTACGCATGTGTGTATCTCCTTCAACAGGTTGCTGAAAGAGCACATCAGCGCTCGGTGGGGATTCCATCCCCTACATTGGCAATGGCGCTAGGCGCTTTGGAGGCGAGGCTTGCTCACGTCTTCCTTGGCTACCGTTGCGCCATCGTTCAATTCGATGGCCAGCCTGACCCGGTGGCTGCCGGTCTTTCGCTCAACGCGCACAACGACTCGCCCACCATCGATGCTTGCGCATGTGGAGCCTTCAAAAAGCTCCATGTAGACGATGCGCTCAGGTGCGCTTTTGCTCATGACGACAGATACCGCTCTTGCTGTTCTGGTGACATTCTGGCAACTGCTTTTTCCAGTGCAATGCCATCCAGAGAATTCAGGTGCGCGAACTCATCGCCCTGCACGCCAGGGTCTGCCGCGGCTGGTGCTCGACCCACCACGGGCGGCACGTTGCTCAGGTCTGGCGTGCGGTCGCGCCTCTTGTTTGCGGGGTCGGCTGCTGGCGCGGCTGCGGGCTTGATGTTGAACTTCGCGGCCACCGCGCTGTGGCTCTCTTTGAAGAGCGCCTTCCAGCCTTCGGGGTTGTCATCGTGCAATGTGCCCAGGGCGCGCACGCGGGCATCCAGCATCTTCAGGGCCTCGGCATTGTCTGGCGCCATGTAGTCGAACCCGGCGCGCTTTTGCTCAGCAAAAAAAGCACTGAGCGTGCTGCTGTACTGCTGGCCTGCGGCTTGCTCGGCCATCTCGGCGGAAACCTCGGCCTTGGTCTTGGCCCGGGTGAGCTCGTCGCGTCGGTCGAGGATGGCTTGCTCTTGCTCCGAATACTCATCGGCGGTCAGATCGCCGTCGGAGAACTTGCGGAACAGTTCAGCCTTTTCCTTGTTCAGGGCCTTGATCTGGTCGGCCAGGTCGGCAGGTGCCTGCGCCTGATAGGTGGCCGCCTTGGCTTCCTGTTTGGGGGGGTCTTCGGGCTTTGGCGAATCGCTGGGCTTGCCAGCATCGGCGCCAGTGCCTGAATCGTCGCTGGGTGTGCTGGATTCTTCGCCAGCGGCTGCGCCAGTGGATGCGCCTGAGGCGTCAGTGTTGGCGCCATCGTCATCACCGTCATCATCGCCCCCGCCGTCAGCAATGTGCTGCAGGGTGTCGGTGTCATCGTCGTCATCGCCCTGCAAGATGGCGCGCTCTTCAGGCGTCAGCAAAGCAAGGTCGGCTTCGTCATATTCTCCGGGCATGGTGGTTCTCCGTTTTGGTGGTCAGATCTTCTTGGCCGTCTCTTCTGCGGCCTTCAACTTCTCTTTTGCCAGCGCTCTCGCAGCTGCAAGGCGCTCTTTGTCCTTCTTGACCTCTTCGGCCCGCACGAGGCTGTCGAGGTCTGATTCGGTGCGCCACTTCTTTTCTTGTGCGCGCATGGATGTGGCTCCGATCAGTGATGCCATGTCTTCTCCTTATTGCAGGCCGTCAGCCTGTGGTGTCTCAATGCCCTGCATCGCCCCATCGGATTGGAGCAACTCGGGGGCTTGCTGAACTGGTGCGGCTAGCTGCTGCACTTGGGGCGCAGGAATGTTGGGGTCTTGCCCGCCCTGGTCCTTGAACCCGGCGCCGCGGGCGATCTCGTCGGCAACGGGTGCCACGCCTGGAACTTGCGCCACGATCTGGCCGGCTTGGATGGCCTGGTACAGCGTGCGGGTGCGAACTTCTGCGGCGTCGGCCTCCATCTTGGAGATCTTGGCCTTGAGCTCGTTGAGCATCTGCATGGCCTGCTCCATCTGCATTGCCTCTTGCTGGGCCTGCTTCTGGGTGTTGGCTTGGATGGCCTGCTGCTCTTCGGGGGTTGGCTTCTTGGCCGGGTCGGTCTGGCCGTTGAACTTGCGGATGCGCGATACGAACTCTTCTTTATTCGGGATGTCCATCAGGTCCACCCACAAATCCAGCACGTTGATCACCGCTTGAGGCGCGAACGGCGCCACTTTGGCCAGGATGTCAGCCATGGTTTCGGCTGCGGCCTGCTGCATTGATGCGCGGTAATCCTGCTCCGACACGATGAAATCGGCCTGCTGATTCGTGATGTCGTTGAGGTACTGGCCCGTCTCTTCGTCAAATTCGTTGATCGTGACCCACTCAATGGGCTTGTTCTTGCCCACGATGCGGATCACTTGGCGCTCTGTCTTGTACTGCTCGATGTGCGACAGGCGCAATTGGCCGGCAAGCTGGATGGCCAAACGGTAGTTGTCGAACAGGTCAGCCGTGGTCATGGACCCCTGATCCTGCTTGGCAAGGATGGCCTTGCCCGATGTGGCGTTTGTGTCATGCCCCAGGTTCTCCGAGGTCACACCACCCACGGTGCGGATCATCTGGCGGTCTTGGTTGGCGAGCTCAAGGCTGAATTGCACATCGGCGGCCGGCTTTTCAAACCGGATGTCTTCGATGTTCTTTTCCACCTCCAGCCACATATCAGGCCGGGCAGCCTCATCTCGGGCCTCGTCCACATCCTCGACAGCGCCCTTCTTTGCCACCACGCGGTTGCTCGATGCAGCCCACAGCGCTTTGGACATGCGCTTGTTGAGGTCGGTCTGAGGGTCGCGCATGCCACGCCACACGCCATAGCACATGCCATCGCGGGCCCTGCGGTAGCCGTAGACAGGCACCAGGGTGAACTTGTTGTGCTTGAACGGGCTGGGCCAGTCACCCAAGGGCGCGTCTTCGGTGCAGATCATCACCCGCATACGCCATGCGACGGTCTTGTAGACGCCAGAGAACCCAGCAGATGCGCGGTGCTCGACGTGCTCGGGGTTCTTGGCGTCGAATTCCTGTGAGCGAAACGGGCCACCCTGGAAGATCTCGACCGTCTCGGGCACCTTGTACCAGGCCTCGATCAGCGTGACTGATCGGCGCCGGCCGGTGTCCATGTAGCTCGTGCCGATGTAGGCCCCTCGGTCACGCGAGTTGGTCGGCAAGGCGTTGTTGTACTCAAGGTCATGCGCCGAGGTCAGTCGCTCACCCAGATACCAGGGCTCATCGCTCTCATCTGAGGTGCGGCGCTGTGAGTTGCGCGTGAGCGCTTCCTTGGCGTGGGGCAGCAGGGCGATGGCGTAATCCAGATCCACACGTTTGTCGCGGAACAGGTAGCGGCCGTCCTTGTTGTAATCCACATCCCGCGATCGGGAGTCGCGCAGCACTTCGCGCCAGTCCACCGAGCCGCTGTAGATGATCTCTTCGCCTGGCTCGATGTTGATGGACTCCTCCAACCAGCCCAGGCCGCATGTCACAGCCTTGCGGAATGCCCGTGATCGATGGAACGGGGCGAGGTTCACATCGTCGGTGTACTTCACCACCTTGGTCTTGATTTCGGCACCTTGCTCGTCTGCCTCTTCGCGGGGCAGGATCTTGTAGTCGATGCGTGTGCGCTTCTCAGTGCCGCAGATCCACTCAACCGACAAGCGGCCCTCGTTGAAAACGAGCGGGGTTTGGCCCCGGCTGATCAGCGTCGATGCAGACTCCAAATCCCACTGCAAGTGGTCCTGAAAGTCCTCATCGATGGCCATCTGAAAGCGCTCTTCGGCTTGGCGCTCTTGCTCGTCGTCACGGCACTCCATCAGGATGGCGTGGCGGTGCTCCAACTTCTGCTGGGGCGTCAGGCCTTCCGTGGATTCTCCCGGCGTCTCGAAAAGCTCGGGGGGCTTGCGGCGTAACTGGCGAGGCTGATACATCAGATCAGTTCCTGGTGAATCGTTTTGCCGTTGACCTTGGCCGTGGCCTCGATGCCATGAACGCCGTACTTGCGCAGATCGAATTCGCCGGGCTGCGTGCTGGGCATCAGGACCAGATCAGCCAAGCCCTCGACGATGATGTCAATCAGCCGGTGGACAGTCGATGTGTCGGGGTGGAACCCGAGTTGCGTGGTGGCCAGAAATGCGCTGGCCATGAGTTGAGGTGTTGGCTCACCGCTCGGGGTGGCGTAGGCGTAGGCGTTGCGCTGCGGGATCACGTAGGCGCCGCGATCCATGGTGTTGTCGCGCCTGTGCAGGATCATGCAAGGGTGCGGGCCTTCGGGGTCGATGTCTGGGCGGTCCAGCCATTGAAACGAACACACGATGTCGCGGATGGTGCGCTGCTTCCAGGCGCGCTCACCGCCGATCATGACCATGGGTTGCCCGGTGGGCGACAGGATGGATGTGCTCATTGCGCCAATCCTGCCCAGGGCAAAACTCAGTGCAATGTCAGACCGCTTTCCAGCCTCGACCGCTGCTTGCCGGCCTCTTGGTTGCCTTCTTGGCCCGTGGCGCCCCATACCCTTGGGCGTGCTGCCTTAAAGCGTCTGCGGCTTCTGTGTGCTTGTCCTTGAATGGCTCATCCGACCATGTGCCGGTGGCGCGGTTCCATTTCTTCTTGTAGCTCGTGAGGTGAACCAGGCCATCCTTGGTGCCCACCTCGTCAAAGCAGTAGGTTGAGAAGGCTGCCCGGGTCTTTTGAATGCCGTGGATCAGGTAGTTCACGCGCTCGACCGTCTTCCATGTGCCGCCAATGCCGCCGATGGCTTGAAGCTCATCCATCGGGCTTGCCACCGTGTCGCGCCGCTGGCGCTTGTGGTCGGCGTCGTGCGGCAGGTAGTGAGTGCCCCAGACAATGCCATGCTTCAGGCCCAGACCCTGCAGTTCGGTGATGTAGTGCGCATAGCCCTTGTCCCAACCCTCCACGAATGCAAAGAAGCGATCCATGCCCAGGATGTGCTGGTGCAGCCAGATCGCCGTGCCATCGCTTGAGCCAATGTCCCAAAAGGTATTGACCGGGAAACCCTCGACGTGCGGGAACGATCCAATGCGTCCAGCCTCGCGGGCCTTGCGCATCTGTTCAGCGTAGTAGGTGCCCTCGGTGCTGACCTGAAACGCCTCGTCAGGGGTTGACGGGTACTCGCGCCACATGAGCTCCATGTCGCACAGGCAGTCGCTCTCGAACGTCGAAA